GCTATAATCGTATCATCGAAGCTGTAAAGGTTTCGGCTCTTTGAAAACCCATTTATGAACCTACCACCTAAGGAGGAGTACTATGTCTATACAAGAGCTTATCGGCAAATTGAATGATATTCAGCATACCATCGAAAGCCCTTACAGTCACGAGTTGAAGCATGACGAAATTCTCAAAGAACTTTTGAAATACGCGAAAGCCAACAACATTCGCGTGAAGATGGAGTTGAACGAGTACGGGCATGTTATTTGGACGGAGGCTTAACCATGAAATATATCATCAAATACTATCAAAATATCAACGGCGTCTGGGAGTTCACCGTCAAAACCACAAAAGATTTTGAACTCTTTATCAATTATCTTAAATCAATTGAGCGTTATAGGTTTTACAAGCTCTACTCCGTATCCACCGACTGGGAAGGAACCAAAAATGACTAGCTGGCGTGACTTCTGGATCGGAACCTTCTTCGCTTTGATTTGCCTTACCTGGTTGGCAAGTATGATCATAGCAATCGCAGCACTCTGTCAGTATTTCGGTTAAAGGAGTATTCATGAAAATCAAAGAAGCTCGTAGGTATATCGGTGATTATTATGCTTATGTCCCGAGAACCGTTGATAAAGTTCCTTACGAAGCCATTGAGATAAGAGCAGCATGTCGGAAGATCAACAGCATCCATGCAGCATACGAACTAGGCCGAAATGCAGGCCTTAACGAGGTGCTCTTCGACATTGAGAAGCGGCTTGATGCTCACAGCAAAGCAGAACGAAAGAAGCGTGTGAAGGCAGCAATTAACGTTCTTAAACAGGATGCTGAAATCGACATAGACGGGATGTTCAAGATATGAGCGACTACGCAATCTGTATCCTCGCAATCATAATCTTTTGGTCAGCCTACGCTATCTATAGAAAGGATCACAAATGAAATACAACGTGACCATTTACGCATTTACCGATGGCAACCTTCTGGTAGACACAGACTTCTACGCTGAAACTGACCGCGATGCAACCGAATATGGTCTCACTCTGGCGCAGTTCAAGGGAAGTGAGGAATACCTTCTCAAAGTGAGAAGCGAGGACAAGTCTTTCAACCTTATGTGTAGCGGCAACTGCTGAATCCACGTCAAATCCTGATTTTCCAACACCTATACCTTATGGAGATTCTGTGAAAAGAAGGGATGCCGATTCGATCCGCTCTGATCAGGCCTAAAATTGAACATGCAGGGTTGTTAACCAAACGAAAGGATCAAGATGAAAAACATTACCCGCACTGTAACCGACTACCTTATCACCGCCTATGACCTCGTGGACGGAGAGAACGGCCCGGAAGTGTCGGTCGTGGCCCAGGCGACGGCTCTTGCCGTGTCCATGACCAAGTCCGAGGCCCGCGCGGCCCTGGCCGAGGCCATCGGCTCCAAGCTCCCGAAGGGCCTCACCATCAAATGGGAACCGCAGGCCACGTACACCTACGCTATGCCGCTCGATAAGTTCCTGGATCAGGCCGTTGTCATCAAGGAAGGGGAGTAAATTATGTCCGAAGAGATTATCGCCGTGTCCGAGGCTGACATTTCCACCGGTTTGCGCGAGTACAACGTGCGCGAGCTAGAAGCCCAGAACTTGTCCGCCCTTTGCTCCGTCAAGGGCGACACGCCAGAGGAGAAGGCCCTTGTTTTCAACGCTGCCAACAACCCGCAGCATAAGATCAACGACTTTATCAACAAGAAGATCATGGTGAAGGACTTCTACGCCGAGACGCTGGAACTTGTGAATGAGGAGACGGGAGAGGTGGAGAAGGCCCCGCGAATCGTGCTCATCGATGATCAGGGCGAGGCTTATGAGTGCGTATCGGTTGGCATGTTCTCTTCCCTCAAAAAGCTGATTGCCGTTTTTGGCGCACCCACCTGGGCTGACCCGCTCCCGGTTGTCATCAAGCAGGAGAAGGTTAAGAACGGCACCATGCTCACCATGAGCGTGCAGTATTAGATCCAGCCGCATATCAAGGTAATCGGGCCGCCACCTCGGCGGCCCTATTCATAAGGAGACAATGTGAAACGCAATATGCTGAACCTTGCATCCAAAGACCTTATGAGCGAGTTCGTCTACATGAGCGTAGGTCGCTGCCTGCGCAGGGAATTTTGGGGGAACAAGCCTGTACCCCAGTGCGTGAGCGTCTACGTTTATCACGCTGACAAAGATGAATTCGAGTATATGTTCACAAAAAATGAACGCATTGATTTCAAGCTGGATGACGAAAGTGAAGTAAACGAGGCCTTGCGCTCCTACTGCAATTGCAAGGATTCCGAGATTGTGTTCTACATGCACAAAGCAGGCCTTGCTATCGTCTCCAAACATCGCCAGCACCCATTCTAAGGAGGTGAATATGCAGACTAAAAATGGAGTAGTATATGATCTTTCCAACACCCCGTTTATCGGAACTTACGGTAAGTATGACTTTGCATTTTCCAGTGCAACGCATCTTGTCAAGTTCAACAACAAGATCAATATCCGTATTCCCTGGTTGAACGATAGTTTCACGAAGAGGTTTCACGTTGATATAGACGTGTCGATTCTTGCAGCAATACAGCTATACATGCAAGTTGAAACCCGAGGTTTCCGAATCTACGACAACGCGAAGGGTAGGTGTTACTTGTGCCCCGAGAATATAATATTGCATGGACTGACAATCAGCGAAAACGACTGAACAGCGCAGTACGCAGGTACAACAACGCTATCCGAAAGGCAGCAAAAGCCAACCCAAGTGCTGCCGAGTTTCTGCCAGCAGAGGTGAAGTACCAAGAGGTAAAGGCGAACATCACCACGTCCCGGGCACTCAATAACACGGTAAACAGGCTGAACAGAGTCTTGAAACCCCGCGCACTAGAGCTGGTGCGGCAGCAAGACGCGTCAATCGTAACAAGGTACGAGCGCAACGAATACTCAATCCTTCGCAGCGTGAGAGAACGAGCCAAGTCCATGCGTGCAAAGAGACTCGGCATCGAGCAGCCTAAAGGGCGCATGGGAAGCCTGGAGCAAGCCAAGCTCTCCCCCGACAAGCGTCCTGTAGGGTCTTTATCATCGAACGCCATCAAACGCTTCCTGGCGAACATAGAACGCGAAATGAACATGTCCAGCAGGGATAAGGCACGAAGGTACTACTCCAACTACATGCGCGCCATGCGCAACGTGTTCGGCGGGTTCGAGGACTATGATATCGTCATAGATACCATCGAGAACGTCATACTCGAAATGGCTGAAAAGGACTTGGACAAGCTCTTCAAGTCAATCGATGATGCACCTGATATCGAATATATCTACGAGCCGCAGGCGCGTGAGGACAAGTTGAAGCGCATCTACGAGTATTGGACGGGGTATTATGATTGAGGATAAGCTTTTAGACACTCTTTGCTGGGATAACTATGAATGGGAGGATGGATATGTGCCGAGCTATGCCGCCGACTTCGAGACAACGACTGTGGCCGATGACTGCCGAGTATGGGCATGGGCCGTTTGCGAGGTAGGCCGCCCAGATGATCTGCAATATGGTAACTCAATTGAAACGTTTATGGATTGGTGCGAAGTACATGCAGGGAGCCGAGTGTATTTCCACAACCTCAAATTCGATGGTAAGTTCATCCTCTCGCACATTATGCACAACGGCTGGAAGTGGATACCGGTAAAGGAAGAATGCGGCTCGAAGAAGTTCACAAGCCTTATATCGGATATGGGCCAGTTCTACTCCTTGAAGCTTTGGTTTTCCGAAACCCAAGCTGTGGAGTTTTTGGACTCGTTGAAGATCATTCCCCTCCCCATTGCGGCTATACCTAAGGCATTCGGCTTAAAAATTCAGAAGCTTGATCTTGACTACGTGGAATACCGAGAGGTAGGGCATGAGCTGACGCCCGAGGAGAAAGAGTATATCTCCCACGACGTGCAAATTGCAGCGCAGGCCCTCGATATCATGCACTCACAAGGCATGACCAAGATGACGGCAGGCTCGAACGCATTCAAGGAATACACCAAGTCGGTAGGCGGTCGCCGCCGTTTTCGTGATTGGTTTCCAGAACCCGATTACGACGCAGATTTGCGCGCCGGAGGCTGCTACAAGGGCGGGTTCACGGCGGTCAACCCTAAGTTTGCAGGCAGAATCGTCGGCCCCGGATGCTCTTTCGACGTGAACTCGCTTTACCCTTCCGTTATGGCTGGAGCGCACGGAGAGGTGCTTCCCTACGGAACTCCGAAAGTTTATGATGGAGAATACGTTTACGACCCAGAATACCCGCTATATATTCAGTATGTGGAAGCGGACTTCAAGATCAGGCCCGGTTTCATTCCCTGCCTCCAGCTCAAAGGAAACCGCATGTTCGGCACGACCGAGTATATTACGGATTCCCACGGCCCGCAGGTGATGTGCCTTACGCAAGTCGATCTGGAGCTTTTGAAGAAGCACTATATAATAGATGACATTCGCTATATAAGAGGTTACAAGTTCAAGGGGTCGAAGTATTTGTTCAAAGACTACGTGGATACCTGGACGGAAGTTAAAACCCAAGCATCGATAGAAGGCAACGAGGGCATGCGAACCATCGCAAAGCTGCTCCTTAACTCACTCTACGGCAAGATGGCGACCAACCCCGTTAAGCAGTCGCGCGCTCCCTACCTCGAAGAAGGCGTGGTTAAGTTCAAGCTCCTTCCCGAGGAATACAAGGAAGGCGTGTACCTTCCGGCAGGTGCGTTCATCACAAGCTACGCCCGCTCTTTCACGATAAGCGCGGCCCAGGCCAACTATGATCGGTGGCTCTATTCCGATACTGACTCATGTTACTTTATAGGCACCGAGTCGCCGAGGGGCTTCCGAGTACATGAGACAGACCTAGGAGCTTGGAAGCGCGAGCACGAGTTCGACCGCTTCAAGGCGCTTCGGGCCAAAACCTACTGCTTCGAGGAAGAAGGAAGCCTTGTGATTCACTGCGCGGGTATGCCTACCCGCTGCCACCAACACGTCACCATGGAGAATTTCGAGTATGGGAACTCGTTTCAAGGAAAGCTAAAGCCAAAAGACGTGAAAGGTGGTACAATATTGGAAGATACAATGTTTACTATTCACAAATGAGGAGGTATCTATGGCAAGTCGATTCATGCCGACGCTTCGCGACCTGGCGATGGAGCCGGACGAAGACCGCAGGCTTGAAATGGCGGCGGAGATCGACCGAGATGCGGCCGATTTGGACGAGAAGTGGGGCAACCGCGACGGTTACGCAGAGGTGGAGGCCGAGCGAGACCGAGTTGCCGCCGAGCGCGACGAGGCTATCGTCGACCGCGACGAATGGAAGCGGCGCTATGCAGACCGGTTCTTCGGAGGCCGCGAAACCGACCGCGAAGAGGTGATGCGCAACCAGGCCAACGACATTAAACGAGACGGAACGCCGCAGTCGTTCCGTGAGCTGTTCGAGGCGCGAGACGCCTACGAGGACTAAGGAGTAAAACTATGCCTACCAAGCCTACTAAAGCCGAGATTGCAGCGAGCCGAGCGGCAATCGACCCGGTCGGCGTCATGAGCGCCACCCTTGCCGAGAACCCGGAGCTGGCCGACCCCCTGATTGCCCGAAGCGCCGCCAACGGCAACAACGCCGTCACGCGCGACGCGCAGGGCAACATCGTCGTGAACTCTTCCACGGACTCGATCCATGTTATCGGCGACTACATCACCAACTACGAGCCTGCGGCGAATGCTTTCCTGCATGCCCTGGTCAACCGAATCGGTATGACGATCATTACCAGCAAGCTCTACGACAGCCCTTGGGAATTTATGAAGCAAGGCTGGCTGGAGTTCGGGGAGACGATCGAGGAGATTTACGTCAATATCGCCCGCCCCTTCGGGTACTCGCCTTCCAAGGCCGAGACTGACGTTTTCAAGCGCGAGATTCCTGACGTGCGCGCCGCCTTCCACCGCATGAACTACCAGAAGTTCTACAAGGTGACTATCTCCAACGACCAGCTTCGCCAGGCTTTCCTTTCCTGGACGGGCATCTCCGACCTTATCGCCCGTATCGTGGACTCGCTCTACACGGCGGCTAACACCGACGAATACTATATGATGAAGTATATGGTGGCTAACGCGATCGTGCGCGGCTACATCCAGCCCGCTGCAATTCCTGCGGCCACCAAGGAGAACTCTGTGGACGTCGCCACCGAGTTCCAGGCCATGAGCGAGCTTCTGCGCTTCCAGTCCACGAAGTACACCATGTCTGGCGTTACCACGCACACGGACTTCGAGGATCAGTACTTGATCATGGATGCCCGCTTCCGCGCGACTATGAACATGAACGTCCTGGCCACGGCGTTCAATATCGAGTACCGAGAGCTCATGGGCCGAATCGTCACGGTCGATGACCTGGCAAGCCATGACTGGGAGCGCTTGACCATGCTGTTCACCGACCCGGACACCGGCGAGGTCGATCCGAACTTCCACCAGTTCACCGAGGCGGAGGTTGCAACCCTGAACTCGTGCCCGGCGGTTCTCGTGTCCCGAACCTTCCTCCAGATCTGGGACAACTTCCGCAACATGACCGAGCAGTACAACGGCCAGGGCCTTTACTGGAACTACTGGCTGCACCTTTGGAAGACGTTCTCCATCTCGCCCTTCTCCCAGGCCGTGGCATACACCTCCCAGGCTTGGAGCGTGACGGGCGTCACCGTCTCGCCTACGACTGCATCCGTCGACAAGGGCCAGGATGTGATGCTGACGGCAACCGTGGCCGGCACCGGCATCATCAACCAGAACGTAACGTGGTCGATTGCCGGCAATGCCAGCTCCGGCACCTACGTCAACGGCGGCAAGGTTCACGTGGCTGCCGACGAGACGGCGGCATCTCTCACCGTCACGGCAACCAGCGTGGGCGACCCCACCAAGGCAGGCAACGCCACGATCACGGTAAACAGGAACATGGGTGCATAAACCTAGCCCGATGGCGGGAGGGCGAAAGCCCTCCCTTTTCTTTAGGAGGTGAGTATGTCTTTTCAACCAAGTTCCAAGGTTTACTTCGGCACCGTGCCCTGGAACCCGTCGTACCGGCATGTGCGCAAATACCCGAACCGGGACGCGCAGTTCGCATCGATAAAGGCAATGTGTACGTCAGGCACCGAGGACTACACGTACCAGCGCATGGACAATGCTGTTACGGTTCCTTACAACGCGGAATCTTTGTACGGCATGAACTACTGCATGTTTCAAAACGCGAACTACGGATCACGTTGGTTCTACTCGTTCATCCTGCGTATCGAGTACGTTAACCCTACGTCCTCTAGGCTTTATCTTCAAACCGACATTATGCAAACATGGTTTCCCGACTGCACCGTGAAGTCCTGCATGGTAGAGCGCGAGCACGTGAACGATGACTCTATCGGAGCGCACATCAAAGACGAAGGTATCAACCCCGGTGAGCTAAAATGCACCTACAGCGCACTTGACAATAACGACATGGATTGCTATATGGTAGTGTCCAGTGCCGTAGAGCCGTTGAAAGACGGAACCTACGTGAACAACGGCGGAGACCGCTATATGGGAGTTGTCTCCGGAACGAGCCTATCCGTGTTTTTGACGGTCGACCAGCTAAGAGGGTTCATGAAGGCTCTTTCCAACAACGGTCAGCAAGACGCCATCAGTGCCGTGTATATGGTACCCCGAAGCGCGATTCCCAACATCGTGGCCAAGGACAATGGATGGGGCTACTGGGTAGATGCCAACTCGGCCACTCCCTCTACCACCTTGAACTACAACCTCGGGTTCACGAATCTGGATGGATACGTGCCCAGGAACAACAAGATGTTCTGCTACCCGTTCGAGTATGCGGAAGTGACGAACTTCACGGGCCAGACGCAGCAGCTCCGCCTGGAGTTCTGCGGGACGCCTGGAACCGTGTCCTTGCAGAAAACCGGCGGTTGCGATTCCAATTCGAGGCTTTACTATATTCCGCTAAACTACAACGGGGTGAACCGCTTCGTGGAAGGCTGCATCCAGCTTGACCAGTATCCCACGTGCAACTGGGTCTATCAGGCGTTCGCCAATGCAGTTGGCCAGTCGCAAGTGGATATCATGGGATGGAAAACGAACTCGCTCACCGAGCTGCCTCTGCTCAATGCAGGAATCGACGCGGGCCAGGCGGTAGGAAACGCAGCTCTTCGCTTGGATGTGCCCGGCATGGCCAACGCTGCAATCGACGGCGGCCAGGACTTGGTCAACACCTATGCGGCAATCTCGAAGGCGAGCCGACAGCCGAACACGACGCGCGGAGGCACCAACTCCACGGCGGGCCTTGTCAACATCGGCTCTTACACCATGGGAATACGCAAGTACACATGCCGCGCCGAGATTGCGCGTCAGATCGATGACTTCTTCTCGGTGTACGGATATCTCGTGTCCATCAACAAGGTGCCGAACATCACGGGCCGGGCAGCCTGGAACTACGTGAAGACCAACGGCTCGGCAGTCACAGGGCGAGCACCCTCGGATGTGCTCTCCATGATCAACGCACTTTTTGACAGGGGCCTGACCTTCTGGCATACTGATGACATTGGAAACTACGCACTGCCTAACGGCATAGTTTAGGAGGCATGAATGGACTCGCTTTACAATTGGACTCGCCTCCCGAACGGGGGCATCCCAAAGGGCCTTAAAGGCAACAAGGTTCAACAGGAAAACGACTACCTTAACCAGGACACGTACCTCATGTACATGTGGCGGCTGTACGATCTGGCGATAAGCGTGTTCGAGTGGAAGAACCTCCCCTCTGGCATCAACGAGCGCCAGATGGAATGGTGGCTTCTCCGGAACGGCGCCTTCGTGTTCTTGTACGATGAGGCCATTAAGGACGATCCCTACCAGCGCAGCCCCGAGGGCTACGCCGTCATGCAGGTGCTTCTCCAGGGTGGCTTCGATATCTACAACATCCCCAAGGAGAGAACGGCCTACTCGGTCGACCCGCAGCACAACAACATTCCCTGCGATATCACCAACTCGGTGATATGCTTCAACGACAACACTCGCACGCCGACCTTCCTAACCCTTGACCTCTATGCCAAGATGCTCTGGCAGTGTGAACGCACGGTGTACACCAACGTCGCCCAGCAGAAAACACCGCGCATAGTCAAGTGCACCGAGAAGCAGAGGCTATCGTTGCAGAACCTCTTCGCCCAGGTTGATGGGTTCATGCCCGTGTGCTGGGCCGATAGGGACTTGGACTTGACCGGCGTGGAGGTGTTGGACACGGTGTCTCCTTACGTGGCAGACAAGGTGCAGGTAGTGAAGCACCAGATCTGGAACGAGGCCCTCACCTTCCTCGGGATCGAGAACACCAATTCCGACAAGAAAGAGCGCATGGTGTCGGACGAGGTGCTGAACAACATGGGCGACGTGGAGGCGCAGCGCTTCACACGGCTCAATGCCCGCAAGCAGTTCTGCAAAGAGGTCAACGAGCTGTTCGGGTTGAACATAGACGTAGATTTTAGAACTGGTATCTATATTCAGGGCGCTGCCGGCGAAGACGAGGTGGAGTCGGAGGCTGGTATGGAGTCAGGCGATACCGAGACGCTTTGGAAGCGTGTCAAGAATGCATTGAAGGGAGGGAAGTAATGTTCAAGATAACCGTTGAGGGGATGCTTGATGACGGCACGCCGGTAAGCGAATTCTCATTATGCTTTGAATCAGAGTTGCATATGGATGAAGTAATCAGAAACATAACGGAAGTTGTAGATGAAATGCTGCCTCCTCCATTGCATCGGTTCGAATATGAAAGGAGGGAAGTAAATGAGCAAGTACACCACACAGCTTAGGTGGGTAGTGGAGCAGGGCCTGACCTCTCGAATGGTGGACAACATCGAGGCCAACTGGCCGCTGATCTACCATGACGTGGGCCTTGACGATTACCCGATTTTCCAGGAGACGTACCGCGAGACGCTCAATAACAAGATCATCCGCCACTACTACACTCGTGAGATAGGCGCGGAGACAGTGGGTCGTTGGCGCATGTTCGTGCGCGACGCGATGTTTCTGATCATGCCCTACTACAACCAGCTCTACGAGTCGGAGATTCTGGCAAAGGGCATGGAGCCTTTAGGGGATCGAAACATACAGAACGTCGACAAGGCGTTCGGATCGTCCACCACCGATTCGACCACGACTTCCGACACAACCGACGTGTTCCAGGACACGCCGCAAAACGAGATGATCCCGGCGCAGATCAAGGAAATGCAGTACGCGACCAATGTAACAATCGACTCTGGGTCAGGAACCGGGCACGCGAGCGGCACGTATGAGAACACCGTGAACCATAACGAGTCAGGATATGTACGCCCGCAGGCGGAGCTCCTGCGTATTTACCGCGACACGTTCCTGAACATTGACAACGACATAGTGCATGATCTAGAATTGGCCCAATGTTTCATGACGATATGGTAAGGAGGGCATTATGCCTAAACCCACGCCCCCAACAGTTTCTTTTCCAGAGACTGAACAACCTTTTAGATATTTCTGCCAAAGAGTTTTGCCCGCGGTATACTCTGATGAGCTGTCATATTACGAGATGCTGTGCAAGGTAGCTGATTATCTTAATGTAACTATTTCCAACGTTAATGTTCTAAATGATGACGTAAAGAAAATAAATGAATTTGTTATAGAAATGTACGAGTGGATTGAAAATTATTTCAATAGTCTTGACGTACAAGAGGAAATAAACAAAAGACTAGATGAATACGTAAAAGATGGGACGTTGGCAAATCTACTCAAACCGTTCACTACAGAATTTAACAAAGAAATTGAACTAATTAAGGGAGACATTCAGTCTACCAATGCGCGAATTCAGTCTACCAATGAGCGTATCGACAATATAATTTTCTCAAATCAGCCAACTGAAGGAAACACAGAGCTAATCGATATTAGAGCACAAGACAACGGCTATATATTCCCCTCTGCTGGTATGCATGTGAGGAATATCGACGCGCAATTAATGCCTAATGTTAACGTCCCCACCGCTAATTATGCTTTTGTATATTATGTTACAAACGGCGCGATAATTGATGAACCAAATAGGAAAATCGTATTTCCAGCAGGGCTTAGCGGCTATAATAGTTATGCAGGATATCGTCTACCTACGTTTTCGACATGGCCCTACTCTAGGTACCCTCTTTTGATTACGCTAGATTTTAACGCAGGCGAGTTACCAGTTGAAGCAATTCTTATTGAGAATGCTGATAGTGCTCGCCCTATGCAAAGCGGTTATATTGTAGGAAGCAAAGCGTTTTTCTATTATAGCTGGAAAGATAATACAGTAAAGAATATAACCATTGCCATCAGAAAAAAAGAAACAGAAAAATTAACTGAAACGTCAGAATTAACAATTACCGGAGTTAGCACGCTTAACCCAACACCATTGAATGTTGAAATAGATAATATCAACAATATAATTAATACAGGGCTTGAAGATATAAGCGGTCTTTTTTCCGTAACTAACAATGCCAACGCAAAACCAGGCGCATCATGGAATAGTGATACTAACACTCTAACTTTACAGAGTGGATATGCATATAACAACTGTTACGCTGGTTATATTTCAGACAGGACTATTTCTGAAATAAATGGAAAGAGAATAAGCGGAACATTCGTAGCAAATGTTAATACCACTGACAATATTGAGTTCATTGTCAAGTCAAACAAAGAAATCACTGATAAAATAATCACATATAACACTATTGAAGGAGTGACCACTGCTAATTTTTCATGCACTGTACCGGATGGGTCAGTTTATTTCTATGCAGCAATGAATATAAATACATCTACGCCAATTACAAGCCCTATAATTGTCAAACTCATTTCATTTGATTCTAGGACACTTGAACTTACTAGCAGCGAATCTAAATTGTTGTCAAAATGGGCAGATAAAAAAATGAGCTGCTTTGGCGATAGCTACACTGCACAAAATGGATGGCAACAAACTGTAGTGTCTATTCTAGGCCTTAGAGAATATAAAAACACGGCTATCAGCGGTGGAACTCTTGTCTACAATTATAAATCAATAGAAAATACTGATAAAGATAGCGACATTGTTACAATTCTGTATGGGACAAATGATTATGCATCAAATGCTAATTTGGGGACTATGCAAGACCCTAGTTCAACAACCCCCGCAACATTCTATAGTGCTCTTAGATATGTTTTCGAATGGCTTTCAATTAATTTACCGTCGGCTAAAATCTTGCCGATGACACACACACAAAGGTGGGGAACTAGCATTGATGTGAAATTTAAAGAAGATAACGGAATTAATGACAGGGGTTTCATTAAAAATAATCTAGGTTTTAGCTTGGAAGATTATGCCAACGCAATTGTTGAAGTTGCAAGACTATATGGTTTTACAACACTAGATATGTTCCATGATCTTGGAGTTAACGAATATAATGACCAGGCCTTCTATGTTGCTGATTTGCTGCACCCCAACCCAGAGGGATACAGTAAAATTGCATATGCCGTATCTGCAAAGCTGGTTCAATAATGGCTGATGCACCTACAGGCGGAGGAAATCCCAACTTCTGGACAACGTTCAAGGGCCGGTACACCCTCGTACCGGCCGCCTCGGCCACCTTCGACAAAGACGTTGTCATGCTTAGCTGCACAAACGACGTGCAGATAATCGGCGACTGCGACCTGGCGGGCTATACCGCCGGGTCGGCAGTAGCCACCCTGCCCGAGGAGTGCAGGCCCGGAAAGGTCGTGAAAGTCCCGGTGGTTGCAAACGACGGAACGGAAGATCGAATCGCAGTACTTACCGTGAACCTGGACGGAACTATAACCCTTCCCTTCGACTATACGGCAGGCCACGTTTACTTCTCTGGTATGAACTTCAACATTTCGGACAACTGGTACTAAGGAGGGATTAAGATGAATGTTAACGATATTGTCACTCTTATTGGTAGTCTGGGTTTCCCTATCGTTGCTTGCGTGGGCATGTTTTACCTCTACAATCGCACTCTTAAAGACTTTACAGCTACTCTTGGAGACATTGTTACGCAGATTAAGGAGTTGCGTGAGGATATCCGGGAGCTTGTGAGCGGAGGCAAGAATGCTTAGGGGCATCGACATATCGAGCCACCAGGGAGATATCGACCTGGCTCCTCTAGCAATCGACTTCGTTATCGTGAAGGCTACCGAGGGCACCGGTTACGTCAATCCTTACTGCGACCCTAAGGTTCAACAGGCGAAGAACCTAGGCCTGTGTTGGGGATTCTACCACTTCGCGGGAACAAAGGGGGCCGTTGAGGAAGCTACGTACTTCATCAACAACTGCAGCGGATACTTCTCCGAGGGCATCCCCGTGCTTGACTGGGAGGGCGAGCAGTCGGTCGAATGGGTGAATGCGTTCGTTCGCACCGTGCACGAGCAGACAGGCATATGGCCCTGGATTTACGCGAACCCTTGGCGCTTCAACCAGGGAGGCGTTGAACCCAACTGCGCTAGGTGGGTGGCACAGTACCCAGACGTGATCAGGCCTACTCTTGACTACGACCCCGGAGAGCCGCCAGCAACGGACGGGCTGGTAGCTTGCTGGCAGTATGCGAGCGACGGAAACGTACCCGGATACGACGGCAACTTGGACGTCAACCACTTCTTCGGGGATAGGGCTGCATGGAAAAAGTACGCAGGAGATGTTTACGCGGGCGAACAATTGTCGATTCTGGAAAACTCCGAATACAAGGTGACAATCGAGCGCAAGTGAGGTATACTGGAATTGCGCCGCAAGGTAAGTTGGTTTCTCGCTTGGTGGGGCACAGGGTAAGACCTGCACTCGGCGATACGGAGAAAAGCCCGCTCCGTTCCTCCCCTTTCGGTTAGCACCCTTATGCGAGGGCCGCCGTCTTGCATGGCATGATCGGCGGCCTGTCGCATCCTAGCATAAGGAGAAGACTATTTCTAAATACTGGGACATACCGAGAACGGCTTCGCATAACTGCCTGTTCAACTTCATCCTCGGCATACGAGGAGCCGGCAAAACATACGGCCTGCTTAAGTACTTGATAGAGCGCAATATCAAGTACGGGTACAACTTCCTCTATCTGCGCAGAAGCGAAGAGGAGCTGAAAACACTAACCACCTCCAAGCAAGGGCGTCTCTTCAACCACGTGCAAGTAGAGTTCGAGGGCCACGCTCTTTGGACGGAAGCGAACGTGCTCCACATGGACAAGGAAGTCATAGGATACGCGCAAGCGCTGTCGACTGCCCGAAAGATGAAGTCAGACGCAGTTATCAACGTGCGCGATATCGTTTTCGACGAATTTATCATTGACACGACCACCTCGCAGCAGCGCTATATTGCAGACGAAGTCACAGCCTTCTTCGAGCTGTACGAGTCGGTGGCCCGCCCTGGCGCCCGGGACTACGACGTTAGATGCTGGTTTCTAGGAAACGCCATCTCGCAGACTAACCCCTACTTCGACTACCTGGATTTGTCGATGCCTTTCAAATCGGACATTTGGAAACGGGACGATATGCTGGTGCAGCTAGTGGCACCCCCGGAGCTTATCGAGGCGAAAAAGAACACGCGGTTCTACAAGGCACTCGGAGACTGCGCATATACGGCTTACGCAACGGAGAACAAGTTTCTGCGTGACCGCGATACTTTCATCATGAAGAAGAGCAAAGACGCTGAATACCAGTTCACGTTTATCTACTACGATGACTTGATCGGTGTTTGGAGGGACTACAGAAACGGCTGTTATATACTTAGCGATAGCGTTGACAAACAGTGCCGAACGGTGTATGCTGCTACTACGGAGACACATGAACCTAACTCGTTGTTGTTGAAGGGTTTCAAGAGTTCGAGGAATTTGAAGGACTTGAAGAAGGCTTATGACATGGGTGAGGTTTATTATGAGAATCAATCGTTGGCAGCTAAGTTCAGAGATATTGTTAGGATGGGATTGTAATGATAATAACCGACAAACATGGAAATATGATTGATACCGTTGAAATGGTTGAAAATGAGTGTTATACAATCGAGGACATTGAACACGTGGTAGAAACCGACATATATATTTCAGCCTTAGTAAAAATTCGAATTTGCGACTGCGGAAAAAAAGCTCTTGAAGTATGCGACCCGGAAGAGGGAAAAGAAGCCCAATACCATCTTAGGCAGTTCATAAAACATATGAAAAAGCTAGGAAGGTACTACTGATGGCGGAACTGGTTATCATAAACGCCCGACGCAAGAACCAGGCGGAGAACGCCTATATCGGAACCATAGGCCAGGACGGCTATATCTATTTCAATGATGACATGTTCTACCGGTTCAAGACAGAAGGGACTTGGGAACAGAACCTTTATGTACTGAACAGATGGAGGCATTCCTGGACGAAGTGCCAGATATTCGAGAAATTGTCAGCGGTAAACCTGAACAACGGAGGCGGCTCTACCGCTCCTGGAGGATCAGGCGTTGAAGGTGCCGTTCAATGGGCTATATCGATTGCAGATGATCCGTCTCACGGATACGACCAGCCGACACGCGACGGCGGCGTCGACTTCGACTGCTCCAGCCTCGTATCCTGGGCGTTCCGCGAAAACGGGTTCGAAGTCCCCTGGCCCTCTCCGTCCACCTATACCATGCGCTCTATTTTCCAGGGACTTGGGTTCCAATGGATTCCGGGAAACCAAAGCGCTGATCAGCTCGTGCGAGGGGATATCGTGCTCTTCGAAGGGTCGCAGCTCCAGGGCACGGGGCACGTGGAGATTTATATCGGGCAGCAGCAGCTTGTGGGAGCGCATATCAACGAATTTGGCGGGATTGCGTATGGACAACCGGGGGATCAGACAGGCAACGAGATATCGGTTGGCTCTTACTATCGGGGGAGCTGGAATGGGACTTTGAGATGGAATGGGTAATTGGGATTGTGGCGTTTTGTGCTGGTGCTTGGTTTGGGATTATGATTATGGCGTTGATTGTTGGTGGAAAGGGTAAATGATGGAAGGATTCTTGAGTGGGGTTTGGTTCGGTATTCTGATCTGTTTGTGTATCGAGTGCATGTGCGTTGGACTGTGGTGGATGATCAACGATAGGTGGAAGTAATGGTTAAGAACGATATTTACGATATGGCCGAGGACTTTATCTGGTTTCGATTCAAGTGGGGCCTGATCGTTTTGGCAAGTGTTACCGGGACGGTAGCAATTGGATTATTCTTGCTTTGGATAACCGGGAACTTGCCTTGGTAA